CTTACCATTGTTTGGTAACCAGAAGGTTTTGACCAAAGGGCTGTAGTGTTTAAATTTGTTAGCGGATTTGTGGTATTTCCTAATTGGGTTGCCAAGTATTCACTTGACATTCTTGCGTTTGCTAAGTTTCCTGAAGTAATTAAAGTAGCAGAATGATTAGGAACTGAAGTAAGATATCCAGCACTTGCATGATTACCCCAGCCGTATGCTGTATTCCATTGACTAGAGTTGCCATGACTAGGAGTAGTGATTTGTCCTGTAGATCCTGTTATTGTAACGCCTCCTGCATTAGGATTTGTGTAAAGTGATCCCCCTGTATATATTGGGATATTATAAGTTCCATTATATCCGCTTGCATTTATCTCTGTTTTTGCATCTAAAGCAGTTTGTAGTCCATCGACATTTGATATTACGTGGTTATGACTATCGTCTGCAACTGTAGCTGTAAGAGTAACGTTTGAGCTACCATTTATACTTACACTACCTGAAAGGTCTCCACCTAAAGTGATTGTTCTTGCTGTTGTCCATGCATCTGCATTTGGGTGATAAGCTTCTGTAAATGCTCTCTGACCAAAAATATAACCTATATTAGTACTTCCAGCATGAAGTACTAATGGGTGAGGTGTTTCCCATGAGCCATCATCTGCTCTATCTGCGAGAACATAAAATCTATCCGAATTAACATGAATCCAGAAATCATCTGCACCTGATGTAGTGTCATTAAATCTTATCTGTGGAGCTCCACTGGAGATTGTTATTGCGTCTCCACTAACATTATATGTTGTTCCACCTGTAAAGGTTCCACCAGCAAGTGGCATTTTAGTAGCAATACTATTTGTAACGGGATGGGATTGTAGGAGTGTTAGTAAAATTATTGTAATCTAAGTAGTGAGATCCATGTTGACCGTCAAGTAAATCGGCATGTAAGCCACTTCCTGTACCATCATTACCTGCATGCCATATTCTATGGTTTACTGTGCCTGTCCCCTGCCTCCAAAAAGGGTCTGTTTCGGAATGTATTGCAAATAAAATTCCAGAGGTTCCAGAATTGTTTGAAAATTTAATTGAAGCTGAATTAGAGGTATCTTCTCTATGTAACTCTAATGCTTGTCCAAAAGAATCATGTTCAATTCTAATACCCATTGATGTACCAGAATCTACTGTAAGTGTTCCAGTTATTTCATCAGAAGTATCGCTTCTCAGATACTTTGGATCTGTTTGTGTTGTTATGTCAAACGATGTTATATATCCAGCTCCATTTGTGAGCTGGTTATTGTTTGTTGGTATTGTAGGAGTGTTGGTAAAGTTATTATAATTTAGGTAATAAGAACCATGTTGACCGTCAAGTAAGTCAGCATCCAAACCTGAACCACTACCATCGTTGTTAGAATGCCAGACAGTTTGTGCACCACTTACAGTATGAGGAACAGTTCTCCAATCTGTCCAGCTAGAGCTATTAAACATTCTAATGTAATGAGCTCTGTCACCGTTGCTGTGCGGATAATAAATTTGAAGTGTTCTGTTTTCTCCCCCAACTTCAGCCTCTAGAGTTTCTGCTATGCCATAAGCATATGAAGCGGGTGGTGGGTTTGTATCACTGTTAAAATTACTATGTTGAATTTTTACAGTTCCGTGTGTTGTTAGGTTGTTCCAATCCCCAGAAGTAAAAGTTGATAATGCAGACCTATGATATCTTTCTTTATGATAGCCATCTAGCAAGTCAGCATCTAGTCCTGAACCAGAGCCGTCAACTGTCTTAATCTTAGTAAGTACATCGGCTGCTGTGTATGAAGAGGAAGCAAGATATCCAGCACTTGCATGATTACCCCATCCATAAGCAGTATTCCAGTTAGTAGAGTTACCACCTGTGGCTGTTACTGTTCCTGAAAGGTAGAGGTCTTTGAATCTAACACCTGAGTTACCTAAATCAAGAGTAGCATCTAATGGTGAGCCAGTAGAAGTTACAGGCAGAACTTGATTATTACCGCCATCTAATTTAATACCCGCATTCCGCCCGTCTGCAATATATAAATCGCCTGAACTAACAGTACCAATACTTCCAACTTTCACACCATTTTTACCAATCTCAACAACATCACCATCATCTGTATTTCTGTTTACAAATAATGCTGTATTAGAAGTAGCTGAGAATCCTGAATAGCTAGATGGTCTTAACTGTACGCCATCTGTACCTACTGATGCTGAAGTTTTGTTTAGTAATAACTCGCCTGATGATGTGATTCTCATGCGTTCTGTTCCGCTTGAAGCACCTGCAGTTGAGCCTGAGTTGAAGGTTAAAGAACCTGCAACATTCATTAATGCATAACCGCTTGTGGAACTATCAAAAAACAATCTTGCACTTTGTGAAGCATCTGCACCATTGCGATTTAATTCAATACCATTTGCTCCAGAACCTTCTACAGTTAAAGTTGTAGCTGGACTAGTCGTTCCAATACCTAAACTCTCAGCACTAGCATCCCAAAAGAACTTAGCTGTAGTTCCTGTATCTTCATAGAAAGATATGTCTCCGTCATGGTCAATTTGCATCCTTTTAACCATATTACCAACTGTGTTAGTTGGGTGTGTCCAAAAAGATAATCCCATTCTTTCGTAATTACTATCTGTATTTACTGCTGCAATAGCTGCTCTTGGACTATCAGTATTAATCCTACTAAAAGCTAGTGAAGCACCATATTGACCAGTTCCACCAGTTGCCCCTGTAGAAGCAAGAACTAAAGATTTATTACTTGCTGTAGAATTTGCTACAAAGTTTGTTTCGCTATCTAAAATAGAAGTACCATCAACAGTCAAACCATCACTTGTTACCGTTCCTGCCACGTTTATCCCCGTTGAGCTTGTGGCTAGTTTTTCTGAAGCATTATAATAAAGAGCAACTTCTGCATTTGCTGTTGATGTAATTATATTTTCGTTAGTGCCATAATTTCTAATTTGCATATCACCAACTAAAATTCTTAAATTACCTGAGCCACTATCTTGTATATAGCTATGACTACCATCATGGTAGATTTGTAAATCATTACTTGAACCAAATTGAGCCTTTACGCTGTCTGGGAAGGTTGTGCCGTTGGCATCTAAATAGTCTTCTATCTTAGTATTTAAGGATGCTGTTGTTGCTTGGTTAGATGCGTTACCTATAAAGATGTTGCCGTCATTAAGGTTTGGAACATCATTTGTTCTCCCCGCACCGCCCACCTTAATAGATCCTGATGATGCATGAGATCTTTGGACTTTACCTATGTTCTGTATTAAAGATCCTTCGCCTGTTGGCTTAGAGTCAGTTAATGCACCTGCGGTTGTAGAAATATATAAAGTATCACCAACACTAAACGCAGAAGTATCAACCCCTGAAATAGTACCAAAGGTTACAACTTCAGTAGACCCATTGGTTGAGGCTGCTGTTAACACCAAACCGAAGGCTGGCATTTTACTTGCAAAATCTGCGTCTGCTAAAGCGATTACTGGAGTATTACCAGATATACCTGATACATAAACAGCATCGCCCTTGGAAACAGCTTCACCTGCCTTGGCTTTAAATATAACTGCACCACGAAGATCTCCGATAAACTCGTCTGCTGTGAGCTCTCCTGTTTCTACTTGTGGAAATGTTTCTAGAACCCTAGCAACTAATCTAAGCTCTATTAAGTCGCCTGATACGAATGACCTGGCTGTGGTATTGTCTTGAGCTCTTACAACTGTAAGCGTGTTACTGCTTATAGCTGTAACCTCTATTATCTCATTATTTGTTCCATCATCTATGGTGCAATAAAAAATATCACCGCCAGTAAGTGATGGGAAAACTGATCCATCTGCAACTGTGATTGTTGTAGCACTGTTGCTTATATTACTGGCAAGTGTTGTCCTTGCATTATTACTAAAGACAATTGCCATTTAATACCTCTTTTTTAGCTAACTGTAACTGTCCAGGTAATTGTCATTGAGTCAGCAGATCCTTTATTTACAACTGAAAAAACTGTTCTACATAACATTGTGCCACTTGATGAAGCATTAAATATGCCTGCCTCTGTGACCGCACCCGTGCCTGTACCTGCACCAAAAGTAGCAACATAAACAATGTCATTGCCAGTAACTGTGGTTGAGGTTAGTGCTGTTCTGCTTCCTGATAACTCAGAACCTAGTGCGGAGTCTGAAGCCGCAGCTGCTGTAGATCCTGTACCAATTGCCATGTGCGACATTGCAGAGTCTGAAGTATCTTTCATTCTAGATGCTACAAAGTCTTTTCCGTCACTAACAACTATGTTTGGAACATAGGCAACCACCTCATCGTTAAGCTCAATTTTTAACTTACCTGTTAGTTTAAAATTATCAACTATCATTTTTACTCCTAATTAAGAGCACTTGTATTAAGTGCAGCAGTATTTAAAACACTCTTAGAACTGACAATAACCTTTAAGCTAATGCTTTCGGACATTGTTAAAGTGTCATCAATACTTTTGTCAAAAGATATCACATCTTGATCAGATATGGAAAGGCTATCTGCTTTGGTAAGGCTGTTAGATTGGGCTAAAAGCTCACTGACTGCAACACTCTCAGAGAAAGGTTTACTAACTGACTGAGCAAGTTGTTCAGTAATGTTTGTCGTATCTGTTAATGGTTTGCTAAAACTAAAGACGCTATCCTCTGACAAGAATGCCACATTGGTTTTTTCTGAGCTTACATCTGTCTGCAATGGATCATCTACGCTTGCAACATCATCCAGGCTAAATGTATCAGAGAAAGATCTAACAAAAGCAACTGTTCTGCTGAATGACTCACTTATAGAAACAGAATCAGAGTGCGGGGCTTCAAATAATAAAGCTGGTGCCTCAGTCATGCTTAAGGTATCTGACTTAGACAAGCTTAAGTCTTTAGCATCTGTTTCGGCTACAGATAAAGAGTCTGATTTATTAACACCTAAGTTAAATATAGAATCTTCTGTAATTCCAAAGCTATCGCTTACATTTTTACCAACAGCAAAGTCTGCATCTTCAAATATTAAAACAGAGTGTTGTATATTTTTACCAACAGCGAATGTTTGATCATCGCTAAAGTTAAAGTTGTCATCTGCAACAGGTCTCTCAAAAAAGAGAGCTGGTTGATCAGAAAGTGTATAACTATCGCTAAATTCTCTTAAGAACTCTAATAAGATATCAATAGATTCAGTTACGCTTGTTGAGTCTGATAAACCCTTACTAACATCAAGTGCCTGTTCGTCTGTAAAAGAAAAAGAATCAGTGAATGGTTTGTTAACAGAGTATGCTAACTCCTCTAACATATTAACAATAACTGCGTTTGGATTACCTTTATTGAAATAAAGATTCTTGGTATCTGGGTCTACTAGAATATCAGCAAATAAGTTAAGACTAGTAACCGCTAAATTGGGCTGAACAAAGTCTAATAGTATTCCTGATATAGGTGCAATAACAGATGTTTGAACACCAAGGTTAGGATTTAATACAGAGGTTTGTAAAGAGGGTGAGTTAGATTGTGCTGCTTCTACTGTAAGAGAAACCTCTTGGGTCTTTACACTTACTTGTAGGTTCGGATACTCTACAACTAATCTTATAGCCATTAGTCAAAGTCATCTCTCACATTAAACTTAATTAGATCATTAACTGTTTGAATGTTGCCATCTGATTTGGTTATTTCTATTTCTCCCTCGTAAAACCCTGCTTCGGTAAAAGTAGAATTAGTAAACACCATTGCACACTTACCTGCGGTTGCATCTGTTATAGAACAAACAATAGTATCAACAATAGCCGTTGTTCCTATCTTTCTTATTCTTACTCTTGTTGTAGATCCTGTAAGGTCTATTGGAGCAAAAGTTGTCGGATCTTCTGGGTCTAGTGTTTTCCCAGTAGCTGCTGTATTTGAATCTGTTAAGGTAAAGTTTAGCTCTGGATGTGTATCCCCAACTACTACTTTAATTGTTGTTGAATATGCCATTACATAAACTCCTGATATCTAACTGTAAGAGGTGCACCAACTAATCCATACTTGGATTTTCTGACTGCCTGTGCCTCTCCCTTATCATACATTCTTTTATTAAGGTCTGCTGCCTGGACATCACTCCATGGGCTATCTTTCATCATTTGCAGTCTATACAAAGCACCATGAATAATAGTTTCCTGGTACTCATTAACAATTATATTAGGAATTGTTGTTGCTGTCGCTGTAGGTTTTAAACTATATAACGCATAGAGCGAATAGTTTTTTTCGGGGGTGGGAGCGAATAAAATAATCTCTTGATTTCTTTGTGCATAATATTTTGGCTTGCCTTTGCCGTATGCATCTATCAATGATGGTGTACCAATCAAAGACTTCGGCTCTAATCTTGCCAAGCTCTTTTCCGATAACTGATCGTTTGATTCACCACGCTCACAATAAAAATCTATTATATGGTTTAGCTCAGTTCCTGTTGGAATATCTAAGTCGGCAGCTTCGTACTCGTTGATGCCTGTAACTGTTTGAAATAGGGTAAGTTCTGATAGATAAATATCTGTGTTAACACAAAAATCAATTATAGTGTTTCTTAATTCTTCGACAGCAATAAATGATGGACAGCTTGGTGCTTCTCTTTTTACTTTAGGAACTAATGATTCTATCTTTTTTGCTACTGCCATTATTCATTATTGTGCTGGTGTTGATGGTCGTGGAGTAGATCCAGCATCAACTTGGTTTTTAACTCCTAGTGAGTTTTGGAATGACTGTAAATAAACTCCAGATCTTTGTAGATCTCCAGCGTATTCAGTATCTTTTTGGTATGCTCTATATAGCATAAAGTCTAAAATAGCATTAGCATAGACATCGTCTAGAGATATAACTGTGGTTGATGATGTAAAATCACTGATAGTTATATCTGTAGGTGCTGAACTATAAACAACTTCTATAGTTGCATCTGATGCTGTTGTGTGCGGATAGACATAAAAAACTTTTGGATCTAAAGGATCATAAACATAGTGTTCAACATTCGTACCTGTTGTTCCATGCCAATCCTCTATTTGATCGTCCAGGACTCTTCTTTCAATGTTTGTTATTGGTTTTGTTGTAGGTGCAGAGTTTCTGTAAATAGATAATAATCTAAGTCCTGCACTTGGAAGCGTTTGTTTTGCACTGTTAGCTGTTAAAGTAAAAGATGCGTTGACTGGATTTGCGTCTGGTCTAAACAACACAATCTCTCTCTGACCATCATTAAGATAGTTCAATAAAGTTTGTTGTGACCATCTTACATTAGTCGTGTCTTGCAGAATCTCTTCTGCTCTATTTATAAGATCAATTACTTTAACTGTTGCCATTTTATAGTCCTAGTTTTTCCTTCTCTTCTTTTGTCAAAGATCCTTTGTCGTAAACAAACTCCCAAAAATCTGATCTGTGCATTGGATGCCAGGCAACTACTTTGCCGTGCTCTCCTCTTGAAGCTATTGGATCTTTAGAGTTTGACTCAACTACAACTTCCTCTTCAACACTTACGTTGCTTTCAAGAGATGCATATTGCAGTTCTAAATCTTTTAGTTTGTCTTTTGGGTTAAGAGAAACATTGTAGTTCTCTTTTGCTGATTTAATAAGTTCGTCTTTTGTCATAGTAACCTCGATTTAATTATAACTATGCTTAAGTTATCACAAAAACATGGGTACAAGCTAGTGGGAAAAAAACAAAAAAAAGGGGAGCCGAAACTCCCCCACAAGTTAAATTAAGCTACTTGTAACTTAAATTCACCAATCGCTGTTGGTAGGATAACTTTGTATCCGTAAACAGCTAGACCTCTAACGCCATCACCGAATGAAGACTCAAGTCTTACAGTTTCAGTGTTAGTCATTTGAGAAGCATAAGCAATAGCTTTTGGATGTCCGTACAGACCAGATGTAACACCTGATGTTGTACTTAAGTTGTTAGATACATACATATTGAATCTATCAACTGTTCCGATGAAGCCATTTCTTAATGGTGAAACATTGTCACCAGTTAAGTATGCTTGTCTGAGTTCTGACTGTTTTAACAATGTAGCAACAGCTGGGTTGATGATCATAAATCTTCCTTCTTCAGGAATATTGTTTTCATCAAGTTGCTGTCCTGCATCGAGAATATGTCCTAAAACATTAGCTGATGTAATGTTTGCTGGAGTGCCGTTGATGTCTGTTAAAGACGAACCTGCGGCTACGTTAGCGAACACATCTTGCTCAATAGCGATCTTCATGTTTTGAGCTGCGTCACCCGCTGCTTCATTTAGAAAGTCGATATCGGCTTGCTCTTTTAGGATGTCATCAACTTTAAAAGCATAGCTTTTAGCTTTGTCGATGTTTAACTCAATGGTAGATGAAGTAACATCTGAATAGGAAATAGATCCTGAGTAGTCAGCAACCGAAACCGCTGGTACTGTTCTAATGTTAACTTTGTTACCTAACCCTGAAATCTCTCCTTCGTACTCGTTAGTTGTAACTTCAGACAACATGGTCTGAGCATAAAACTTAGCTTGTAGTTTTCTAGAGAATACTTCAGGTATAAAATGTTGTTCACCAGCTGCGAAGCTAAAGCTTCCGCCTGAAGATGAATATGCCATATTAATTACCTCAATATAAAAAAATTATTTTAAGCAGTAATGTCCTATGTCCTAACCCTTCCATCTGTGTAAGCCTGATCAATTTCTTTTTCAAGCTTTCTAAATTCTTTATCAGAAAGTTTACCAATTTCTTGGGCAGTCCAAATTCTTTTACTACTACCTACGTTTTGCTTCCTGGCTTTAGAGAGTGAAGGTTCAACATTTTGTTTTGCCTTTTCCACTAATTCCTTTTTGGAAACTGTTTTGGAAACCAGACCTAAATCTTCTTTATATTTTGATAAGAGTGCTACAACGTCTTGGGCATCACCATCGGATGCGGCAGTACGCCACATTCTAGATTGTCTTTCTAACCATATAGTGAAATCATCACTAGCTGATACAGACTTCCAATCTGGATGCACATCAGCAATAGCTGCATAATGCTTCCTATCTGCTTCTTCTTGTTGAGACTTCAAGACCTCTTCTGTAGCCTGTTGCATTTTTTGATCCACAGACGCGATGCGAGCATCGACATAACTTTGAAGCGGTTTAACAATTTCTGGGTAATCTTTCATAATCTCACCTAGATCTATGTTCACCTCTTCCTTCTGTTTCTCAATACGAGCCTCAGACTTCATGCTTTCAATCGCTGTTATCTTATTAGACATTTCAGCTATCTTGGCTTCAAGTTCTTTCTCTCTCTGGGTAGCCTTGGTCATTCGTGCCTGAGCATTCTTGTACCTTTCTTCCCACTGTTCAGCAGATAACAAACCCTTATCGGATTTAGTTTCTTCTTCCTGAATCTCTTCTTCTTGCTGATCAGACGCTTCTTCAGTTTCCTGAGATTCATCGGGTAAAGTTTCTACATCTTCGACCACTTCTTCAGGGGTGTCTTGCTCTTCAGCCTCTTCGGTAGCTAACCCTTTGGCTTCTGGTTCAGATTCCTGTTGAGAGCTTTGAATTTGTTTCAACATCTCATCAGCTTCTTTTTCAAGCTTTTCAGCGATTTTCTCGCCTTTAGTTTTTTCTCTTTCCATTTTTTCGGTTCCTTATCGGGGTATCGAATTAACTATAAATGTTAGGTGTATCCTTTCGGGAACCTAACGAATTAATTACTTTATCAGCAATTGTATCTAAAGATACTATAAACTTAAGAATGTCGCAACGCCCTTGACTAAAGCGGTAGTCCTCCGTTATTTCCAACTGGTCCCGCTCCATTTGGCGGAGCGACTCCATTTCGTCCATCAGGACCGACCATTCCGTCCCCATTTGGGACTTGATCAACTTGACCGCCTTGCTGGCTGGCAATGATAGCTTGTTGTAATGCTTGCTCATCCATTATCTCCTTTTGCGATTTTATTACTTCCTCTGGATCAATATCTAAAGACTTAGCTATATCGGTTAATAGTTTTTCTCTATCAACCATCTGTGCGTCCATTGGATTATTAATTAAAGAAAGGAACTGTAACAATCTTTGTGATTGTACTTCTTTCTGTATAAGGGCTGTGGATCCTTTAGCTACAATACGCATATCGGATTTAACATTTTCATTTTCATTCCATGTCATATTCCAATCATATAGTGAGCGTATCATTGGTTTGGTAAGGTAGTCATCAATGTTTTTAATAACTGATTTCAAGACTATGTTTGCGTTGCTCATAAGAATAGAAATACCTGTGGCAGTTCTATTGAGTGAACTTTGTGTTTGTCCGTGGGTATAGGACGGCAGTGCCGTAGTCTCATCGGCAAATCTTCTAAATAATTCTATAACAGATACAAGTGCTGGGGAGTTTGATTGCGGTTGATAAAATCTAACCATAGGCTGATTTCCATCTCCACCCTCTCTCAAGAATACACGCCAAGGATATAACTCCGTTGGATCTTCTCCTGAAGCCATGATATCAGTATTAACCTCAACCATAGGACCAGAAGATAGGGCTACGTTATCTAAATAGATTCTTGTAGCTGCATTCATGGTAGCTTGTGAGTCTCTCATCATTCTAGGTACGCCAGTTCCCCAAAATGCGTGAGGGTTCTTTTCGTAAGGGAATATAAAGTAAGGTATTATGCCACCAGGTAAAGGATTAAGCTGTGCCTTAATTACTTTACCATCTACTATCCACACGTTAGCGTGGTACTCTTGGGCAAGATCATCGTCTTCACCAAACTCAACTCCAGCGTCTTGTAAATCGTAACCATTTAATGAACCCCAATATTCTAGAAGTTCGAACTTATTTGTTTCAGCAGATCTGTCATTTACGTTTGCAATCTGTCTTCTGTCTTTCTCGTGTTGTGCTTCGTCATGATTACCCTCTGGGTTCATCTGTATACACTCATTAATTAAATCTTCATTAAAGCCTGGGAAATCTTTTAGATCTCTAAACTCTTGTCTTGAGATAATATGCCTTCTAAATAAATCTCTTAGGTCGTCCATGCTTGTCGCATGCGGGTCGGGGTATAAATCAAATACTGACACAGCCTCCATTTCGGGGAATGCACTTTCTTCGTATATAAGTTGGAAACCCTCTTCGCCTTTAATCCATTTATGATCTTTGTCTATTCTTAAAGTACCAGCCTTCATTGCACCAGTACCAAATATAACTTGCTCCATAATGGCATCTTTCATCTTGCCTTCAAGATTACTTTCAACAGCTTGGTCAAGAATAGCTTCTTCCATGTTGTCTACTCTTCTGTCTGTCTCTTCTTCTATTTCTTGTTTGAGCTCGTCCATTCTTGCAACAATTAAATCATCTACCAATCCAGGATCTACTACTTCGGCAGCTTGCATAATTTCAAGTGCGGCTTGTTCAGTTAGTTGTTGTTCAACAAGGGGTTGTTTGGAAACTGGTGTTGGTTCAATAGAAAAGAATTTTTGTCCTGGTTGGAATAATAAATCTGTGATTCTTGAAAAGGCTGCGAGCACCTTGGTTCGGGTCAAGCCTACATAGACCTGTGATCTTTCACCTTTAGACTGTATCTTGGCTAGAACCTCTGGATCGTACTGACCCATGAATGCTCTTAGATCTTCAATCCAATCGTCTTCAATATCATCACGAGCATCTTTGTACTCGGTGTATTTAGACTCAAGTATTGTGCCTAATGAATTTAGTTCGTATAACTCTTCTTCAGTAGCTTCTACTGCTGCTGAGATTCCTTCGGGTCCTAACTCTTTGCTCATATATTTTTAAAAAAATTGTTTCTTTACTCTCTTGAAGTTCTGCCTGTGTTTTCTTGGCATGCTGTTCAATCCAAATAAAGCAATAGCATATGCCATTATTCTATCATCAAAACACCCATGCTGGGCATTTGTTATTCCGCGAGCATCAACGACATATGTTCTGAGTTCGTCAATGAGCTCCATGTCTACTATACCACTTTCTCCTTGTCGTAGTAAGTGTACTAAGTTATCAATAATTAAAGGCTTTGTCTTGCTTGTGGTCAAAAAACCTGCACGCCTGGTTAGGCGGTCTACATACGCATCGTCTACACTTTGCTCAACATAGAGATTCGGATAATTTAATTCTTGTATTTTTCGGATGGTGGTAAGTCCGTGGTTGTTTCTCTCAATGAGTGTCCAGGCTTTATTGTAGAAGTGCCCAATCTTGGCAACTATGTACGCCAGGTCAAACGGGTCAACGTGCCCAGACCAGGTCGCAACTTGATAGCCCATATGATCCAACACCTGGATGCAAGAGTAGTCTCCGTGCTCTAAGCCTTCTGCGACATCTACACCTATACAATACCTTAGAGAATCCTTTGGATTCTCGAAAATTTTTAGTAGCCCTTTTTCATGCGGGACGAACTCACTCTCTCGCACATCGTATCGGGAAATCGGGGTAAAGCATTCTACTGCTGCTTGGTCTATAAACTTTGGCTCAACAAATAATCTACCTGTTGTTAAAAATGCTTCCTGCGGGGTAGACGGGTACTCTTGCCTGAACAGATCTTCGCCACCAAGTTCTTGTATCTTTAAACGCCTAAACATTATTTGCTCATCATCTAAGCCGAACATAGTCTTTACATCTTCTTCTTCGCGTTCTAATTCAAAGTAGGGATCTACCTTCCTGCGGTAATCGGGCATCATGTACCACGGGATAAAACATATCTCCCACTCACCCTCTCCACGCAATGCACGCATACATGCATCATAAAACCAACCGCCTGCTCCGTTGGCTGTAGATTCTAATAATATCTCGGACTCTGCTTCGGGGACTGTCTGCAATAGACCAGGAATAATATCTGAGTTTGGATAGAAGGCTACCTCTGAACCATGTAGATAGTTGGTGGTCCAACCCCTCCCGACTTCACCTGTTCGGGCTGTAGCGATTCTCCAACGGGATCCGTGAGTAAACGCCATTGAATTACTTGTCGATTCTTTTAACTCGGGTGTAACAACTGGGTGTGGCAAATTATCATAGAAGTTTCTCACCATACTAAAGATAGCTTTAGTGGATTCATTAAGATGGGATACCACAACAGCGTTTTGATTCTGTGCACTTACTGTTTTCCAGAACCCTCTTGCCTGGCAATAAGTAGATATACCCGTCTGACGAGACTTCAATATCAATATACGGACATTGCCACGCTCTTTTAATTGTTTATTAATCTGGTTATCTAATAGTTTCTGTGCTTCGTTAAACTCAAAGCTAATTAATTTACCTTGCTTATCTATAATTTTTAAACAATGTTTGGCGTATTGAGGGAGATTCGCCTTAAAGGTTTTTATAATTTTTTGAATTTTAGATTTTTCAGTTTGCATTTGTAAAATTACATCCCCCCCCTAAGGTCATAGGGGTATATGGGTATATATGTATATGAGGTACCATGTCCAGCACTCCCCCCCTTCTATTTATAAGGCTTTGGCTGATAGTGACTACTTACTATCATGTCTTGGATTCCTGATCTAGAGCCACTCACCTAATTAAGGTGATTCTCTTTATTGTCTAAATCAATAGTCTCAAACCAAGAGTCTTTCATTGAAACCTCGAGCTTCTGAGAACTATCAATCATTTGGTAGTATTTCATAAGGAGCTCTAAGGCTTTGACACGAGAGCCTGCGGTATGCCCTGCTACATCACCTAGGGCTTCTTCTTTGAGCCTCTCTATGATGCTGTCATGGTCTCTCAGGTTGCGTTCTTTTGATTCAGATAACTCTTTTGCAAGCATTTCAGAAACTTCATCATCGTTCATCAATCTGTACCCCTGATTATAAGAACTCTTCTCAGAGTACCCACACCTTTTTGCGGCTTCAGTAGCGTTCTTTGTCACTAAGAAATGCTGTACAAATTCCTCTTTCCTTTGCTTCATTGTCTTGTCTTTAATTGCCATAATTAATCCTCGTTATGTTTAGCTATAAGTTTACACCATTTGACCAAATCTTTTAACTCCATCGTGTACTTCATCATATTGCAAGCAAGACACACCAAAGCTATGTTTCCCTCTACGTATCCTTGATTGTTATCAATGCGATCTATAGAGATATTCTGTAAGTGATAGCCTGTTCCATCTTTGATGTGAGTCATAGCTATACCAGTGTATAGACAGAGTCCTTTCTGATGATCATAAAGCTTGTGTAGGTATTCCTTGTCTATGTTGAAGTCGTGTGTCTTCTTACGTCTATGTGATAGTTGTGAGTATAGGTTGTTCATATAAGCATATGGGCTTTCGCTCATTCTTTTTCTTTTCCCCGCTTGACGGCAGGAGCGACATTGTCTAGCTCTATATCCTTTAGTTATTTCGAAGCGTTCTATTGCCTTGCGAACATTGCAAGTTCTACATACTCTGGACTTATGACCAGTCGTATGGGGTTGAGTCTTTGATTTCGATATCGAAGCTTTCGACACCTTGTAAGACCTCTCTGAATTTAGCCATTGCATTCTTGCTTGCAGACACCGCTGGCTTGCCAGCCATCAATGATGATCCTACTAACAGACATCCATGAGAATCTTTCTCAGGGAAGTTGCCTACATGGAACAGGATATAGGTTCTGTTTGGTACCTCTGTGATCTCAAAGGTTTCTCCAAATCTTTTGCTTGTGTATGCCTTACAAGTATATGTGCCATTTGGTATACAGCTGACCTCTTTTTTATTTCCCCGCCAAGGGCGTTCAGCGATCCAAAATACATGATCTTTGACTGTAAGTTTGCCAAGGGTGGCTTCAGGTAAATATGCGAATCTTTCTAAGACTGCATCGTATTCTTTTTGACCAAAAAACATATTAAAAAAATATTGAACTACCAGCCAGTGCAACGACAACAGCCCATGCAAATCTTTCGATCCAGCCAATATAAACATTACCCTTTTGTTGACTCTGCTCAAGACTTCTCAATCTAAACTCATGATCCTGTAGATCATCCTTTTGAGCAATCATTCTCTCTTCCAGTCTTGGCAGTATCGAGGTTAGCTTATGAACCTCAGACATTTTTTGTTCAAGGTTCTCAAGTCTCATTTCTAATGCTTGTAGCTCCATAGTTCTTTTAAGTTTGTTTCATACAAAAGATACAGTAATTGCAGATCATTCTCAACAGCCCCAAAAATTAATTTCAATTAATTTCAAATAAATGCTTGACACTACATATCGTATAGCTATACTTGTAATCAATTAACGAAATGTTTACATCCTAGGAGGGAATATGACAAGCAAAGTAAAAAGAATAGAACACGGACTTTACGAGTACAGAGGATATTCTATAAAAAACATAAAAGGTGCTACTTACAGGTGGGATATAGCAAAGATACCAACAGGTGGTGATGTTCATGATGCATACGAAGCTCATGATGCTACAGATACTATAGCAGATGCAAAAGAGCTTATTGATAATGCTTATTTTAAGGCTAACTGATGAGACCTGATTGGTCGAAACCATCTTTTTTCCCCGCGAATCGAGATGGTCTTAGTCAAACAAAATTAGGAGGGACTATGACAAAACTGGATAAAAAAACAGACGCTCAAGTTACTTGGGAAAAAGAAATGGTTATTGCCACTGAGATCATGGGAAGAGCTGATAAGGAGGAATTGTTTGAATCCAATCACATCAACTTCTTGAAATATGTTGAGCTCAAAAAACAGTTTCATGATCAAGCGGAAGACATGGTGAAATGGATCACCAAGGAACTGTCCAAGGATCATGGACTGGTTGAAGACTATGCCTACTTCATGGACAAGGGCTACACCATCAACAAGCCTGATAGATGGGACTATAGATCAGCAGTCTTTGGTGATCTCAAAGAAGCCATCCAAAACGATGCTAACTACGATGTTTATGAGATCGTGCAGAAGTGGGATATGTGGTATCACAGCTAGGCTAACTGATGAGCTCTCAATGAGCGAAACTCCCAGCAATGGGAGTCTTAGTCAAAACATACCAAAGGAGGGAATATGACAATTGAACTAATAATTAAAAACGTATTTGGTAATGAGTTGGTTTATCCAGCTTGTAACCAAGGGAAGATGCTTGCATCTTTCAAAGGGACCAAGACCTTTTCTGATCTTGATCTAAATCTACTCAAGAAACTTGGATACAAGTTTGAATGGGTTGCATTAAAGAGAGAGGTGTAATTATGGATAGAGATAGACTTACTTACATCTTATTCGCAATCATAATATGTGTGCCAGTGGTATTATCAATGGCACTAGCAATAGCTTTAAGCAGTGGAGGGCAATCATAATGGATAACTTCACAGCTGTAGGTATTGCAGAGGGATTCATCCCAGCTGATCATGAGGATCAAGTGAGAGAGGCATGGCAACATTTAGTTGACACTGGTCTTGCTTGGCAACTTCAAGGCTGGTTTGGTAGAACTGCAATTAATTTAATAGAACAAGGTTTAATAACACAGGGAGGTGAATAATGGACCTATTTAATAACTTAGAGATATTCAATTTAGATGTATTGGATAATCTAAACACGGACCAGCTCAAGGCTCTATCAAGAGTCTTGGATGGTGAATCAACTGAAGAAGATCATGAAACACTAAGGGAGGTGAAATAATGAACTTAAAAGAAGCAATGAAAGACTATAAAAGATACGACTTTGAGGTTGTAGTTACAAAAACCTACAAGATAGAAGTACATGAAAAAACATACGAAGAGGCTGAGGCGGTAGCATGGATGTATGGTTCTGATGGAGATGCAATACAAACTGTGACTTCAGTAGAGGAGGTGAAATCATGAGTGCGTTTTTATGTAATGCTGATCACATAGGTGAGATGAGTAAGTTCTTTGCCAACGGTAGCGTGCCAATGGCTAGTGATGATCTTGTGACTCATGCCTATAACATGGTGACTAAGGAGAAGATTTCTTTTTCTTCCCCGCAGGAGGCGGCTGAGATATTAGCCAGAGAGAACATCAAAAGCCTACAGGCTAGATATCCAGATAGCTGGAAGGGTTTCTTTACATGGAATCCTGAAGGCAAGGATGATGAGTTTGATGAGAGCATGATCCTGCTCTTTGTTAATCAATGCCAAGCCAAGGCTAAGGGATATCCTAGAGTTAACAAGAAGGAGCTCTACGGCATGATCAGTTGCTACAGGTATCAATCCTGTGAGGATGCGGACTGGGTCCAGTCTGATGCTTACTGGATGACACAAAGCTTAAAAGATATTGTTTCCAGAAAGCTTATTGGTGATGTTGATATGTGGGAATATAAACCAGAGGAGGATGTTGCATGATCATTGATGGAAGTTTTGAATTAGACTTTGTTAACAAAGGAACGCCACACAATGGCATGCGTACTGACTATGATGGCTTTAAACCTTTCTGGGAAGTTCAATATTTAAGCAATGGCAATCTATGGTCAGGAAGCAAACAGGATTGCATTGAGTGGATGGCTGATCATTATGTTGACCACTTTAATGAAGAGTCAAAAACTGAAGAGGAGGCTGAAAAAAAATCTTTAGCTTGGGTTATTAAGTGCTTAAAAGAAGCTGAAGCAAAGGAGCTGTCATGAAGTGTAGAGAATGTGGCGGCAACTCCAGAGTTGTAGATGTCCGCAAGTTTGTTGACGGATCAGTTAATAAACGTAGGCGTGAATGTCTGGAATGCAAAAGAAGGTTTACTACATACGAGGAGGAGCATAAAAAAGAAAAGTAAACCATGATTCAAAGAAGCGGGGTAATTACTCCGCTTTTTTTTGTCTTTTTGAAATGTCAAGACTGTTTTTAATTTTTCTTTTTGGTAATATGGAAAGTTCCCATGTTAGTTAAAGAAGCAATAATAAAAATAGCCAGAGACTTGAAAGACAAAGAGCAGAACTCTTTTGTTGATAATGATCTATTGAATGGCTACCCAGAAGATCTTAATCAAGACGACATCAAGAAAGCTATGGTTGCTATAGCTTCAGTATCAGACGCAATAGTAAATCTATATTAAATCTATTTCTTTGTAGGCATCTTCATAGTTATTGCCAAGCTTTGACCACTCAGAATCTCCATGAAGTTTATATATCCATCCACTGACTTTGTGCTTTTTACCATAGGGGTTTTTTGGCACCCATCGAAGGCTAACTCTGTCGTAGCCTTGCTGTTCAAATCTTTGGATCAAGTCTTGCTTCTTGTTCATAGTGCTAATGATAAGTTATCTCATGATCATGATAAACCAAAACCTCATTAAGTTCACCTATAAGGTCTAAGCCTATGTCTTCTATAATCTGTTCAGCTTGGTATGAATCTTCAGCGATAATTAGAAATTGTTGGGGAGTCTTGTCGTCTTGGGTAACTGACCCATAGTATACCTTCATTTTTTAGGTGGAGTTTTTTTACTTCCCCCCGATCCAGCCCAGAGCTTCTTCCTCGCCCAATAGTTCGCAGAGAACTTATCATTCTTTGTAAGCCCGCCTGATTTGTTTTTGATTCCTGCGGATCGTGCAAGATAAGACTTCCTAGCTTTACTAGAATAATTATGCCCATAATCTTTATGCCCAAATCTGACAACTTTAATTTCATTACCTTTTTTAGCTAGCACTTCCATTTTGTGCTTGCTTGATCCTGTGTTTCTTCTTGGCTTGTTAAATCCTGGGTATTTCTTACCTCGATACATAACACCACCTGAGACTCTTTTTGTGTCTTTAGTTGTTGCCATTATCTTTTTCTCCCTTTGTGCAGTCCGTGTCTAGCATGCTGTTTACCCTTTGCAGTTGCTTTTCTTTTTACCCGATTTGCCTTGGCTAGTTTCTTCCTACCCTTAGCTGTAGATTTAAGTTTTGCTATTGTCCTTGCTGGAGCATAGACTTCGCCAGTCTTACTAGATTTCTTTCCACTAGCAGTTCGCCACTTCTGCTTGGTCCACATTTTAAGTGATTTTTGTGATTTTTTTAATGGCATAAACTTAAATAGGTATAGTTATTTTTTATTTGTTCTTCTTCTTGCGTTAGCCTTTCTTCTGACTCTAGATGTTTTTCTTTTTGGCGTTGTTTTTTTTGTTAAGTGTGCCTCTTGTCTGTTCAAAGACCACTCAATAAATTTATCAAACCATCTTCCAATCATTTTCTATAACCTCCACCATTCGCTTTATATTTTCTTGCTAGCATTTGTGCTTTTCTTGCTGACCATTGACCAGCTCTGCCACCCTTAGAACCAGCTTTGATTTGGTTGAATAACCTTTTACGCATTGCTGGTTTAGTGTAGTTACCAGCAGAATTTACTGTTGATTTCTTTTTACTTGCCACGCTTCTTTTTTTTCATTTTCTTTTTAGGTGGTCTACCTACTTTTGATCCGTATGTTCCTTTTCCTCTTGGCATAACTAACTCCTGTTTTTAAATATTCTTATTACTCTATGATAAACCATGTCTTTCATGCCTCTCATAGTTCTGTTATGTTCTGGCAATTCTTCCCATGCTTTCTTTCTTTCCTCCCGAGTTGGAAGGCTGGCAATGGTTTTAGGAATAGCCATCTGCATACCTAGAAGATACACCAAATCATGAAAGTTTTCATCTATATCAGACATATAGTCAACTCTCTCTTGGTGAGTTTTTAATAAACTTATTTCGTTGGCGTAGCGAAGAGTATCTATCTGACCCGTTTGATCAATGTGTTTCACTGATCAGAGTATTCTAGTTCAAGCAACAACTCAGCGTAATGTATAATCTTACGAACATCATCTGCTTTGTTCTTGTCTCTATGTCTAACAGCATACTTTATTATGTTTGATTCACAGTAGTTAAGCTCATTAGCTTGTGCAAATTCTACTGGTTGTATTTTATATTTTTTGTAGTGAGTACCACCCACCTGTTTTTTAGTTGCAGACATTTTACCTCCTTGGTTTAATCATTCTCTATAAGTTCTTGCAATCTCTCCAATAAGTCATACTGTTTGCCATACCTCTTTTCAAATTCTTTTTTAAAAGGATGTCTGGAAACATACATGTCATTATTGACACCTTCTCTGTGATGCTTATAACAAAGCGGTAATGTTTTGAGATGTGCCTCTGGTTTTGTCTTGCCATCTATGTGATGAATCTCAGCTGGACTATCGCATTGATAAAAAAGTTTGCACACAATGCAACCAAAGTTAGATATAGAGTCCATCCATTGTTTTTCTTTTTTATTTGGCGTTCTGCCTTGCATATTCTTTAACTAAAAATTTATTGTTTTGAATAAGATAGTCATCAAAATCAATTTGATCTTCATTATACTTTCTTCTCTCAGACTTGCACTCTTCGTACATCATTTTACAAAAATTTCTAAAGTTGTCATGCTCCATATCTGTTTCTCTCCATTCTTAAGTTAGCCATTTTAGTTCGCCATTCCTCAAACTGCATATCTACAGCAGACTTTTCTGTTTGTAATGCGTCAAGCTTTGCCTTAGCCTTAGCCACCATCATTGATGCCTCGTAGTATGATTCTGTTGCTTCAGCCTTAGACTTCTGTGCGTTGTATGATCTTTCTCCATCGTCTTTGGCTTGGCATAACTCTACCCAGAACACCCTCTTAAGGTTTACTTCTGCCTTGAGTACATTTACCCTTGCCTCTGATATGGTAGGTATTATATCTCTTAGTTGTTGATGAAAGTTTTCAGATGATTCCATAGTCTTTTTTCCTTATTTCTTTTTTCCCGAATGCCTCCTCTTCAGGGTCTAAAAATTTTGATGTAGCACCATCGAAGGCTAAATTAAATTCGCCTGTTTCACCAAGACGATTTTTTCTAACAATAACTTCAGCTAATCCTGTATTCAAGGAGTCGTAATACTCTTCCCTGTATAACATGATAACCATATCAGCATCTTGTTCTATAGAGCCACTATCCCTAAGATCTGAAAGGACTGGGCGTTTGTCCACTCTCGCTTCCACACCCCGATTTAATTGAGACAACGAGATTACTGGACAGCCGACATCTTTAGCCAGCCCCTTCAGAAGATTGGAGATATAAGTCATTGAAGCAGCTCGGCTATCAGAATTACTAGGTGCCTTGTTAGAGGTCATAAGTAATTGTAGATAGTCAACCACTATCAAGTCTATATCTTTGATTGATTGTATTGCTTTGGTTTTATTAACTAATGTTTCTATTGTGATTGGTGACTTGTCATAAACATATAGATTGGATTTTGATAAAGTTTTCTCAATAGAATTAAATTTATCCCATTCACCCGCAGTAAGGTTTCCTGTGAGTAAAGACTTCATTGATAATCCAGACTCAGAGCTCACTATTTTTTTAATAAGCTGTTCGTTTGTCATCTCTAGTGAAAAGACTAGAACAGTTTTACCTTTTAAAATATTGTTTGTAGCAATGTTAAGAGCCCATGTTGTCTTACCCATTCCTGGTCTACCAGCAACAATAATTAAGTCACCATCTTTAAATCCATTTAGCCTTGTATCTATATTTGCAAACCCTGTTTTGATTAACTTTTGTTCAATAAGGTTTGCGTCTTGCAGTTCTTGTTTAACAACAGACAATATATCTTTAACTGCTTTTGGTGATTCTGTATTTTTAGTGATCTTGTTTTCAATAAGCAATTGATTTACTTGATCAACCTTTTCCTCAATCGTAATTTTATCATCTACAATCTCTGGTATTTTTAAAGAAAGTTGCATCAATTTATTGTTTGCTGTTTTATTGTGCATAGCTTTTATCCAGTGACCATATCCAGCAGTGCTAATACAATAGGCTGATGCCTGTCTTATATCATCAAATACAAAGTCATCCTTTATATTGCTTCTCAGAGTCACTATGTCTGACGCTTGATTTTCAAGCATTACTTCATAAGCTTTTTTGTAGGAACTGTTTTCAAAGTCTTCTGGTAACAAGCCATCCTCTTGTGCTTTCATAAACCTTTTATGATCTAGCACCATTGCTCCAAGTAGATTCGCCTCTAACTCATATATTTCTTTATCCATGTCTCCTCTCTATAATTGCATCAAATTGATTTATGCCTAACATGGTTCCAAGTGTAGGCTTCCCATTCCAAAAAGATCTTATCCATTTCTTGTGACCCTCTGAGTTTGCTATATCAAAGTAAGCTTCCCAAAAGTCTTTTGATGTAAAATCTATTTTTCTCCCCGTTTTAGGGGAGACATAACCCTTCTTGGATTTGGCTATCTCTTTTAGTTTTTTATATGGAACAACATACTTGTGTGCATTTTGTGAATGTACATAAAATGATTGATCACATTTGCTTTTATAAATCTCATTTATCAAATCAATATCTAATATAAATTCATTTTTAGTATAAGCTTTAGTATTGTAGCCACCTGCCGACCCCCCATAGCCGTCTGCCGACCCCCCTAATATTTTATACAAATTGCTTGTATTATCTCTGCGGTCCCAATCTATATAACCCATGTCTTTTAGTTTTTTTAGATTGTCTTTGATAGCTGTGAGGGAAAGCCCAGTAAGTTCAGTCAACTTTTTATGGGAGGGGTATGAAGTACCAAACTCATCAGAATAATTAGCTAAAACAATTAGCAATAGTTTCTGTGTTGAATTTACTTCAACCCGTAAAACTTTTGTAATGTATTCAAGCGACATATTTTTCCCTCACCTGCGTATATTAACTTTAAATATAAATCATTGTAAAGTATTGTTTTTAATTTATTAAAAGTTTACAATTCATTCAGGAGGTTTATATGAATAAAGAAATATATACAGCACTTAAAAATGTGCAAAACTATATGTATCAAAACCCGATTGCAAAAGAGGGAGTAAATACATTTCAAAAATATAAGTACAGAGGGATTGATCAGATCATACAATCTTTTTCTAAACCACTGCACGATAACAATATACTTACTTTGGTCCAACCAGATCTTAAAGTATCAACAAAATTCTTAGATGATGGAAGATCAACACTAACAAGAGTTGTTGGAACTTTGAGATTTATTTCTACTGAAGATGGGTCTTATGTAGACAGGTCTTATGTTGGGCATAGTAAATCACAACAAGGTAAAGATTTAGAATCTGCAAGATCTTTTGCATATCGTAATGCTTTACTTGAAACTTTCTGCGTGCCTTTTGAAGGTGTTGTAGAGCCAGAGCTTGAGGGAGTTGATCAAGGAGCACCCGCTGAAGAAGTAGATGAGTCTGCTGTAATGGTTGATGACTTTACTAAAGAAATAAAGGCATGTGCAAACAAGGAAAAAGCCAAAGAAATATATAAAAAATATGAAAAGGTTGCCAACTTGAGCGGTGATGATGAAATAAAAAAACAATTAGTTTTAGCATTCACAAAGGTGTACAAGAATGATTAAGCAAGGTACACCTGAATGGCATGATCAGAGAAAAAATAGAATAACTGGTACAAGGCTACCTCGTGCCGTTAAAGAGTGTATGTGGGCAAAGGGAGATCAGTGGGAGGCTTTAGGTAGAGATATCTACAGAGAGGCT